ATTCTTGGTAAAAGTGCCCGTGAACGGCCGTGTCGATGATGTGGCCGTTTTTTTATTGTTTAAAAACAAGTAATTTGGTTGCGGGAGTAGGATTTGAACCTACGACCTTCAGGTTATGGGTCTATTTAACTAATTGAGATACTTACAGAATACTTCACTGCTATTCCCATAACTAAATCATTTTGTTAGTGTACATTTTTAGGGTAGACAAGATGTCCATTCACTAGTACCCTCAGACCGTCCTTTGACGGGCTGCATATATAAACAGGGGTGTTTAGGGGAATGAAATACAGCGAACAAAAAGAACTTGTAGAAAGATACAATGTTCTGAGCGGACAAAACGTTCGAGTTAACTGCCCAGCATGTGGTGGCAAGAAGACTTTATCCGTAAGCAAGTTTGATGGTCGATTAGTATGGAATTGCTTTAAAGCATCCTGCGAGGTAGGCGGTAAAGACTTCGTTGGACGCAACAATGCGGAACTAAAGAATGCTCTAGGTGGTGGGTCTAATACCTTCCAAAGAAAGGCCCCAGAGATACCCCGAATTACAGGCAACCCGATAGGTCACCCCGAAGTCGAGAAATACCTAGAAGATAACAACTGTAGGATTGCGTTCGACCAAAAGTTAATCCGGATTGAATACGCACCCGCCGAAAAAAGGGTGCTACTATACAACCCCTCAGAAAAGGGTTGCGTAGGCCGGTCTTTAGTGAGAGGAACTAAACCGAAGTGGAAAGCATATGGAGATACTTCAGAACTTTTTACCGTAGGTGTATCGAAAAAAGGTGTGATAGTAGAAGACGCAGCAAGTGCCTGCGCTGTAGCGGCTACAGGTGAGTATTCAGGTGTATGCCTGCTTGGTACACATTTAAACCGTGAACAAAAGCGAACAATAGTAGAACAGTATGAAAATATTATAATATCACTTGACAAAGATGCGTCCAGGAAATCAATTATAATTTTGCAGGAGTTAAGGGGCCTAATAAAAGCCTCAGTTAAATTACTAGAGGTCGATCTAAAGCAGTACAACTGTAACGATATAAGGAGAGTGTTAACATGAAGTTTAGAGCAATAATGTTAGTTGACTTAGAACTACCTGACTTTTTGAAGGTAGCGGAAAAGCAACTAGAATTTACGGAGATGCTGAACAAGATGAAGTCAGAGGATTCAGCCATCGTCGATATCGCCATCGATGTTAAGGAGCGGCGGGGAAATACTATGCCAGACTTGCGAACCATGAAGTTGCGGGGTGCCTAAATTGTTAAGCCAAATAGAAGAGGTCGCGTGGTGGCCGGTATGCACATGGGGCTGGATGTCAATCGCCCCCCCAACAAAAAGATAACCCGCACAATTTGTAGCGGGTTTTTTTACATCCTGTATGTACCCTAACTATAACCACTAAATACGCCCAATTGACTTGTACATTAACTGAGTGATATCGTTAGTCCCACTACACAACCAAAAAGGGGACTAAGATGGATACCACCATCCTTCGAGCATTACTTTCACACGATTTCTTTGAGCAAAATAAGAGCCGGCTGCATTCCGGATTGTTCGAAGCAGAGATGAAAGACATATACAAAACCATTAAGACCGCGCATGAGCGTTACGACACAGACATAAGTATTCCTGAGTTGCGTAACCTTTTCGACAATGAAAATCCCATCGCAACCGGCGCGTATAAGGCAAACGTCTACGACGTAATGTCTGCAATCGACAGCACAGAGGCGATCAACCCCGAAATCTCTAAGGACCTGATAGCAGGGCTGTGGAAGCGCGCGGAATGCACCAAACTCGCAAATCTCGCCCTTGAGGCGTCAGAAGGTCGGGACGACGTGTGGAATACTATTATTTCTCTCGTCGATAAACACCGCGAGTCATTCCTGCCTGAAGATGAAATAGAGTTTGCGCCCGACGATATTTATGAACTTCTTGCGACCGCAACCGACGCAGGGCGCTTCCCATTCAACCTGAAATCTTTGCATGACAAAGTATACGGCATTGGCCGGCGCGAATTCATGGCAGTATATGCCACCCCGAATGTAGGTAAAACGGCGTTCATGCTTACGCTTTGTGCCGGACCCGACGGCTGGGCGGATCAAGGTCACCGAATCCTTTACGTCGGTAACGAAGAAGATGTGGCCCGCTCTAAACTACGGGCAATCATGGCTTACACGGGGATGAATTCGGCAGATATTGAAATTGACCCCCACGCTGCTGTCACGCGATATCAGTCCATCAATGAACACCTAAAGTTTTTGAACTTCGTAGACCACGATATCTCTCGCCTTGATGCGATCCAAGCCAAGTACAAATTCGACATCGTCGTTATCGACCAACTGGACAAAATCAGCATTGGTGGAAACTTCGGGGCCACGCATGAAAAACTGCGCGAGATATATCGTCAGGCGCGTGAGTTTGCAAAGCGACATGACTGTGCGGTCATTGGTATGTCCCAAGCCTCTAATGATGCCCGTGGTAAGACCCGCGTTACTCCGTTTGAAATGGAAGGCTCGAAGATTGGTAAGGCCGCTGAACTAGACCTTGCGATTGGTATTGGTGCGCTGGACCAAGGCGACGTTGTGGATACCGAGCCAGACATGACCCGCTACCTGACCGTCGGAAAGAACAAACTGAACGGCTGGCACGGCACTGTGACCTGTATGCTCGACGCAAAGGTGTCTCGCTATGTGGTTTAAATCTGTGATGGTGTACGACCTAGAAACGAAGACCTCATGGATTGGTGAAGATAAAAGCATACGGGACAACAGCCCGCGGAACCCTGAAAACTTTGTAGTGGGCATTCACTGGAAGGTTCTTAGGGATATCACGGACCCGATCCTCACAAAGATTGATCTCGAAGCCCCTATCAATACGCACATCGTGAACCACAACGACAAGGCAACGCCAGACGACCCAAGCCCGTTTATTGACGCCCTGAAGTCGGTGGATTGCACGGCTGCACACAACAACAAGTTTGACACAGGCTGGCTTGTGGAAATGGGTCTGGAAATACCGGACCTGTGTTATTGTACCATGATAGGTGAATATATATTTGCCCGTGGAAATCAGATCGACAAATCACTAAAGGCCACCGCCGAGCGTCGGGACGTTACCAGAAAGAAGTCGGACCTTATCGATGCAGAGTTTAAAGCCGGTAAGGAATTCTCTGAGATAGAACTATCTAAGGTGGTCGAGTACGCCGAGGCCGACGTGCAGTCCTGCGCAGAGATACTTGTTCAACAATTAGCGGAACTGTCCGAGCCTCAAAACATAGGCCTGACAGAAACGTTCAAGTTGATGAATGAGATGCTTCTGTTCTTGGTCGAGATTGAAAAGAACGGAATTAAGATCGACTTGGACGCGCTTGAGGAAGTTGGTCGTGAGTTTCTTGCCGAGAAGACTGCCATCATCAATCGCCTTAACGAGATTGTATTAGAGGTGATGGGAGATACCCCAATTAACCTAAACAGTGGGCCAGACTTGGTTCGGGTGGTGTTCTCTAGGGTAGTTTTAGACAAAGCGGTCTGGAAAGCGACTTTTAACCTCGGCACCGACGCGAACGGAAATGCTATGTATCCGCCGCGCATGAAGCCTACCCAATTCAACAAAAAGGTGCGCGAACTCACGACAGTGGCTAAAAGGCAGTCTGCTGTTCACTGCCACGATTGTGCCGGCACAGGCTACATCCAAAAGATCAAAAAGGATGGGACCCCGTACAAGAACAAGTCCCCCTGCCCCCGCTGTAAGAAAGAGGGCGCACTGTACTTAGACACCGACAAGGTAGCGGGACTGAAGATGATACCTGAAGGGGTTTCTGACGTTTCTGTACACGGTTTCAAGACGGATAAGGCTACGTTATCCCGTCTGATCGATCAGGCTAAAGACAAAGGTAATCTGGTAGCGCAAGAATTCCTAGAAAAGATTACTCGCCTTAATGCGGTGAACACTTACTTGGATTCGTTTGTTACGGGCATCCGAACTTATACTCGCAAGTCTGGGTTTCTACATGCGAACTTTAATCAGACGATCACACGCACTGGTCGGTTATCTTCTTCACAGCCCAACTTCCAAAACCAGCCCAAGGGCAACAAATTCCCTGTACGAAAGGCCGTTGTGTCTCGTTTTGAGGGCGGTCTATGGACCGAATTTGACTACTCTGGATTGGAGTTCAGGGTTGCAGGCGAACTAAGCCAAGACCCACAAATCATCGAAGATATTCTGACGGGGAAAGACGTACACAAGCAGACCGCTAGTATCATTTACCAAGAACCCGAATCGGATATATCAAAAGAAAAACGCCAAAATTCAAAGGCTTATACATTCGCTCCCCTTTATGGGGGCCGAGGCGCAAATGAGAAACCGCACATACGCCGATATTTCGATGAATACTTTGTTATTTATCGCGGCCTTTCTGAGTGGCACCAAGAACTTTTTTCTGGGGTCCTAGATAACGGGATCGTTCGGGTGCCTTCTGGCCGAGAGTATAAATTTAATAACGTGCGTCGGCTGGGCGGGGGTAGGGTTTCGAACGCTACCAACATCGTGAATTACCCCGTCCAAGGCTGGGCTACAGGGTGTCTTGTTCCCCTCGCATGTATACGGGCGCTCCGAAAGTTTAAGGAGTTAGGTCTACAATCAAAACTCACTCTCACGGTCCACGACTCTATCTGTTGTGACGTACACCCTGACGAAAGGTCGCAGGTTCATAGCGCACTGCATTGGGCGATGACCGGTGTGGTCGAAGAGGCCAAAGAACGCTGGGGTTACACGTTTTCTCTGCCTTTAGATATAGAAGGTTCTGAGGGCAAAAATTGGATGGAGCAAGACGATATAACATTGACTAATGTACACTAGTAATGTTATCTTGAGGAACCATTAATAAGAGGACTCACTTATGAGCAGCGAACTTACTACCGTAGACCAAACCGAAGTGAACGCCCTGTTGAAACAACTCGGCACAGTTACAGACGACCAAATCAAGGTCGCGTTTCTCAACACTCAATATAAGCCTGACGACAAACAGGGGCGGGATGTTAACAAGCACCGCGGGTCGTTTTATCTGAGTAGTCAGACTAACCCTGTATATGCAAAGGAAGTTAAGGCGCGGTTCTTGTGCCAGCACTTCCAATACCGTGTGAGCAATACGGAACCACCGTTCAACACCATGAACAAGACCGTCCTGATGGATGACATTAGGAAAACTGCTGAACCTATAGATATGAAGGGTGGTATCCGCTGCGGTCGCCCCGACCCCAAGGTTTGGCGCAACCTTGATGCGGAAGATCGTAAGAACTACTCGCACATCAAGGCATACCGTATCCTTAAAGGTATCGTTTCTTACACAGGCGAAACCGCGGACGGAGAAGAGGTGACGGTAGAAAATGAGCCGTTCCAACTTTGGCACAAAGGCATGAATTACATGCAGTTTGACCGTCAAGTTGTAGACGCGCTTAAAGGAAGCCATTTCCACAATATGTGGACAGACCTCTCCAACAAGAAAGACGGGATGGCATACATCACGAACTTTACGTTGGACTTTAAGACGCCCGCTGCAATGACCCAAGATGTCGTTGATACCCTGCGGACGTTCTTGGATATGGTTAAGCAAGAGAACGAGATGATTACCTCGGCTTGGCACAAAAACAACTCCCCAGATGATTTGGGCGGTGCGTTGGACGCTGTTGCTACTATCTTGCCAGACGATGCCGGCCTCGAAGCCGACTTCGCCTAACCCCTGAAATTTTAATTTAGAGGGGCTTCGGCCCCTTTTTTAACCTCTTAGGGGGACGGTATGTCTTTGTCTTTACTATCAGCACAATTAGAGTCCGTAATGGAGCGCCTAAGTAATGGCGAGTCAGTGGACGTTACAGAAGATGTCATTGAGAAGGCTGTTGAAGAATTTGAACAGGTTCTTCGAAAACAGTTAGGCCGAGGACGCGACGACTTTCGGCTTCGTATGTCAAACATTGGTCGCCCTGCGTGTCAGTTACAGATGGAAAAGTCTGGCGCAGAGCGTTCTAGAAGTCCTTACAACCACATCTTACGCATGATGATCGGTGATGCCGTTGAGGTATACCTGACAGCCCTTTTGCGTATAGCCGGCGCTAATATCACTGGCGGTAAGGATGTGGTGTCGTTCGATATCGCAGGAACTACAATCAAAGGCGAGAGCGACATCGATTTTGATGGCGCAGTCTGGGATATCAAATCTGCGTCTCCGTGGTCCTATAAGAATAAATGGTCTAAGGGCTACCGCGGTTTGGCCGAGGACGATAGTTTCGGGTATGTTGGCCAGTTATACGGCTACTCTGCGGGTCAGGGTAAAGAGATGGGCGGCTGGGTTGTCGCTGACAAGTCTAGTGGTGAGGTTGTTTTTGTTGAGGCCGAGGCCAGCGACGAAGAACTCAAAACCATCCACAGCGATATCTCGAAACGTATCCAGACGGTACAGAGTGACGCGCCTTTCGAGCGGTGCTTTGAACCCGAAACGGAATACTTCAATCGTAAGCCCACCGGCAGCAAACGCCTAGGGACACAGTGTTCATTCTGTGACTTCAAACATGCTTGCTGGAAAGACCTGCAATACAAACCCCAGACAATGTCTCAGGCCAAGTCTCCACGCCACTACTGGTATACGGAGTACGCAGGATGAAGGTAATTGATGGATTTATCAGAGACCCCGAAATCCTAAACGCTATGCTGACTGACGGTGTTTGGCAGACCCTGCCAGATGATACCGGTTGGTACAAGGGTTGGTGGGACCAAAAGCCCTCGTCATTGTGGCACCTTCTTATCCAAAAGTTTTGGGCCACGCTACCTAGCGTACATACCGTTAAGGGTTTCGAGTATTGGGGCAATAACATCAAAGCCGAAGACGGCGGTATTTTGCAGTGGCACCAAGACAAGGACGAACACCTCTTCGAGCAAACCGGAGAGACGGTAAGCCCTAGCATAGGTGCTGTGTACTATCCCTACCCAAGCCAGTTTTCCGGCGGTTACCTCGAAATCGCTAACGGGAATGACTTTGATCGCCTTGAGCGTATTGAGCCTGTATTTAACCGCCTAGTGGTTTTCGATCCGTCTCAGTACCACCGTGTAAGCAAAGTCTATTCAGGCTACCGCAAGGCCTTTGTAGTGAACGTGTGGCGTGACCACACCCCTGTTGTGGGGCGTCCTACAGAATGAAGCGGAACGTGAATAGCCGAGCCATACAAGCCGGATATCGGTCCGGTTTAGAAGATAGGGTTGAGAAAGAACTCAAAGAGGCAGGGTGCAGCGCAGAATACGAGCCTTTCAAGATTCCGTATTTTGTACCCGCTTCCCAGCATCGCTACACCCCAGACTTCGTACTCGAAAATGGTATCGTTATTGAGACTAAGGGCCGGTGGGACTTGGACAGCCGCAAGAAGCACAAACTTCTTAAAGAGCAGTACCCAGACCTCGACCTTCGCATGGTCTTTTCCAACTCAAAAGCGCGCATCCGTAAGGGTGCCAAGACGCGCTACTGCGATGTCTGCGAGAAATTAGGGATTCCCTACGCCGATAAGTCTGTTCCCCAAGAGTGGGTGCAGGAAAAGGCCAACAGAAAATCCCTGCAAATAATTAAAGAAATAAGGACGTAAGATGTCAGACAAAGACAACAATAACGCCCCACATGAATCCGTCCAAATTACGCTTCGTATGAAACAAGATACGGACCTTATGGCGTCTATCGGATGGAACTTTTCACCGGAAATGGATGAAAACACAATTATCCAACTCCGTCGAATTGGAGAGGGCCTGATGTACATCTTATCCCAGCAAATCGAGGACGTAATCCAAATCGGTGCCAATCTAGAGGAAATCGAAGAGGACGAACCATTCGAGCATGAGGGGACTGTGATCCCCTTCCCTACACAAACCAAACATTAAGGAGACTGCTATGCAGGCACACACGCCCCCATTTACCACAGTGGGAACCACATTGAATGACGAGGTTAACCACCCCGCGCATTACAACTTTGGTGAGATTGAAGCCATTGCGTACCTCAAGGACAACCTAGGAGAGGGTTACCCCTTCTACCTTGAAGGCAACATCAAAAAGTATCTTCACCGCTACCGTTACAAGGGCAAGGCCCTACAGGACCTAAAGAAAGCCCAGTGGTATCTGAACCAACTTATTGACCAGTACGAAGGGACAGTATGATGGCTTTGGACTTTGCAGAATACCAGCGTCAGGCCTCTAAAACAGCCATCTATGACGATGCCGACGTTGTCGTTTACCCAGCCCTAGGCCTCTTATCAGAGGCGGGTGAGGTGGCCGGCAAAATCAAGAAAGTATTGCGTGACGACAAAGGGCAATTCCTGCCCGAAAAGCGCCACGAAATTGCAAAGGAGATTGGTGACGTACTTTGGTACATATCCGCCCTTTGCACCGACTTAAACGTAGACATGGAATCCGTAGCCCAAGGCAACTTGGACAAACTGAACAGCCGCCTATCGCGGGGCGTTCTAGGTGGTTCTGGCGACAACCGGTGATTTTCTACGTCAACCGAGAATTCTGTGAGAGCAATTGCACAAACACAGAATGCTATCGGTTTTTCGATGGTGGGGTTCGTAAGGACCTAGAGGACTTAGGCCACTCCTACGAACTCCACGACTATTCGCGGAAGTGCGAAAACTACACAAAACCAAGGGAAACAAATGAATAATTATTTACCAACTGACTACCAATCTTTCATCCACACGTCCCGTTACGCGCGTTGGCTAGAGGACGAAGGACGGAGAGAATCCTGGGGCGAGACGGTAGACCGTTTCACTACCAATATTTTGAAGCCGGTTATCGGAGACGCTAAGGGCGTGATGAAAGAAATTTCAGATGCTATTACTGGCCTTGAAGTAATGCCGTCTATGAGAGCATTGATGTGTGCTGGTCCGGCGTCATTACGCGATAATACTTGCATGTATAATTGCTCCTTTTTGGTGGCAGACGACCCCAAAGCATTTGACGAAGCGATGTTTATATTGCTTTGTGGAACCGGAGTTGGGTTCTCTTGTGAGCGGAGATACACCCAAAGCCTGCCCGAAGTTCCTGACTTTTTATATGAATCCGACACTACGATTGTGGTTAAAGATTCTAAAGAAGGATGGGCAAAAGCATATCGGCTCTTGATTAGTATGCTTTACGCCGGAGAAATACCACGATGGGACGTAAGCAAAGTCCGTCCCGCAGGAGCACGTCTTAAAACATTCGGCGGCAGGGCAAGCGGACCCGAACCCTTGGTCGATCTATTTAATTTCACAGTTCGCGTATTCCGTGAGGCAGTAGGCCGTCGCCTAAACTCACTAGAGTGTCACGACATTATGTGTAAGATTGGCCAAATCGTTGTCGTGGGTGGTGTGAGACGTTCCGCTCTTATTTCACTATCTGATTTAGACGATGAAGCGATGTCAAAAGCAAAATTTTCAGAGTTTGATGTGGATGAATACGTCCTAATAAGTGAGGATGATAAGAGTTGGACATACGCGCTGACTATGAAAAAACAGCCGGCAGTCCGCCCCACATATCGTGTAACTATTCACAAAGGCCCAACAAAGGGTGACTTTGACCAGTACACACTAGAGAAGAACAAAAAAGTGGGTTGGTGGGTTATTGAACCCCAACGGGCCTTGGCGAATAACTCTGTAGCCTACAAAGAGAAACCAGAGGCCATGCCCTTTTTGCGCGAGTGGACCTCACTGGCAGAATCTGGGTCCGGTGAGCGCGGCATATTTAACCGAGAATCTGCAACAAAACAGGCTGCAAAGAATGGTCGCCGTGACCCAAACCGCGAATGGGGGACAAATCCGTGTTCGGAGATTATTTTATCGGGACCAAAAATAGATAAAAACGGAAACCCTATAGTAGGCACAGGGGGACAATTTTGTAATTTAAGTGAGGTAGTTATCCGTGCTTCAGATACTAAAAACGATCTTATTCGGAAAGTCCGCATCGCAACCATTTTGGGTACGGTACAATCTTCCTATACCAAGTTCCCTTATCTGCGGAAGGTGTGGGAGAAAAATACGGCAGAAGAACGGTTGCTGGGCGTGTCGCTGACCGGAATCATGGATAACACGTTGACAAATGGCAAAGAGGGCGACCTGCCGGCTCTTCTTGAAGAGTTAAAGAAAGTTGCGGTTGATACAAATAAGAAATGGGCGGACAAACTAGGCATCGAAGTGTCGGCTGCTATAACTTGCGTGAAGCCATCGGGTACAGTTTCACAACTTACAGACAGCGCCTCTGGAATACACGCACGGCATAGCCCATACTACATCCGCACCGTTCGTGGCGATAACAAGGACCCTCTGACGCAGTTTATGAAGGATCAAAGCATCCCGAATGAGCCAGAGGCATTTAAGCCAGACCAGACCACAGTGTTCTCGTTCCCAATGAAGGCACCAGAAGGTTCTGTAGTCACCGCAGACATGTCAGCCATTGACCAGTTAAATATGTGGCTAATGTACCAGCGACACTGGGCCGAACATAAG